TTAATGTAACGCTGCCATTTGGTCCGGCGAACCCGCCCGGAAACTTATCTCTCGCTTCACCTAACATATACTTTGCCTTTGCTGAAGCATAGGAAAGTAACCAGAGACCTGTGTATGGATCATTTATAATATCATCTTCCGATTTTTTCACATACACCCTAACAGAAACTTCCTCATCAGCCCTTGGGCGGCGAATGATAGTTAGTTTATGTGAATTAACATCCCACGTAAAGTTCATCTGACTTGCAAACATTCTCTCTGCAGTCTCTAAGTATCCATTATACAGGTCCCAGGTCGCTAATCCACCAGATCTATTTGGTTGTAACATATAGATATTGTAGAATGCAGCATCAACCGGGTCAAAGTTTACCCCGCCGCCGGTATATGCACCGACACCGCGACGGTATAGACGTCTCACTTCTTGCACTTCATCTGGTAGAGTGTACTCTGAAATGTCTCGTGTGATGTGTAGGAAAATATCTTTCTCAAGTAGCGAACCGTCCGATTGCTGACGCAACTTTAGGAGCCCCACGTTTATTGCAAGATTCAAGTGATCGGGATCTAATTCAACATCGACCATTTGCGAACCGAGTGTTAACTCGATTTGCCTCATTAATAAAACTCTTGGTGTAACTTGTGCGGACATAACGTATCATCTCTCCAGTGCTATGTTATTTATCAATAACCGAGCGTGGCCTTCTTCATCACCATAGCATCATCTAACGCATTATGCACATCATAGCCAAACTTAACAACAAGAGCTTCTTCAACTAAATCTGATACCCTAACCGGTATGCATATTTTTTCTAAGTTGACAGGCCACAACGGAGATCTCAGCTTATTAAGATGTGGAATATCCCAACTAGGGTTATCAGATGCAATAGTGCATGGACAGTTTCTATCTTCTATCCAGTTAGAAATAGCAAAAGAACATTCATGGTGTGTCATTCTGTTTTTACCACGCAACAGTGGTAATACATCCGTCTTGACAAAATCAGAACAATCTTTCAACTCATATGTGTCTGTTAATTCGGCATAGAAATAGTTCTCATCCTCGTCGACCAAAGCAATACTGATTAGCTTATTGCCCGGTATTAGATCTGAAAATTCTGTATCCAAGAACAATCTCATTTATCTATTCTTAAAATAATGTGGTGTTCGTTTAACTTACCAGAACAAGGAATATCTACTGTTGTTAAATCCTTTAAAAAAGTGCGAAGTTTAACCTTACTTGCTTTTTTAAAGTCTGCTAACGCTTCCGCGGGCTTCCGTAGTGTTTTTTCTGCAGAATCTGGCGAATAATTCAACAGGCTTGCACCCTTAACGCCCAAGCCGCCGGCGTCTAATGCTTTGTACTGCGCTAACTTGCGAGTTTTAACTGAATACAGCCATACTTCCTTGCTGCCTATTATCTGTGTAGGATTTAAACTAACAAGACCTAATGCCTTATCATCCTTTTTATATTTCAGTCTTGACACAACTTTATCTGCAGACACAAGTTTCTTTTTACGTGGTGCACGTTCAATCTTGGCTGATTCTTGCATCATGCTACACGCTTTCAACAAGTTCTTATGAAACGTATCAAACTTCTTCAACTCTGCTTTTGTATAGTTGGAATATGCTTCAACTAAATCCTTATCTTTACCCTGAACTGCTTCTTCTATTTCTTTTGCACGCCGTTCGAATGTATTTTGCATATATCTCATATGTGGCGCCTTTAAGTCAGACGATTTATACAGATTTACAAAATCCTCAACCGTTTTGACAGATATCTTTTTATCCATCATAAAGTCATCTATCCACCCTTCCACTTCTCCGGCCACTTCGGCGGCTTTTTCCCGGATGCGATCTTGTATGGAAATAACCATTTTAACCGGTGCAGCAGATTCGTCAATACCGTGTTCCTTTCCGATACCGTTCCCCGATTCCTTTTCAACATACGCAAGCCGAGCTTCTTCTTCATATATTACTTTTTCCAGTGCAGGCATTAATTTTGGCATTATATCATCGGGTATATCACACCCATGATTAAGCAGATACATATACTTACCTACTGTTGCGAATCGGTTTTCGTGCATATCTGCAATCCTTGATAATAATGCATGAGCAGGATTTATAGACCGTAGGTATTTTATAACTTCCTTCTTCAACTCTATTGCGGACAACTCATAATGAGCGTACAACATTGCGCCGTGGAAGTTTCTTCTAAAATGCTTATTTGTTTTTACAGTGTATTCAAAGTCTGGTTTAGGCCAACTAACGAATACCCCTGCAGATTTCTTTGCTGCCATTTTTATCCTTTTGTGGTTAACTATTTTAGCATAGGCTAAAAATAATCGCAACTAATATTGGTTAGCTGCTCAGCGGATATTTATACAATGGCTTATTTTATTAGTCAGATACTGGCTTCTTATGTTTCTCTTTGCGAGTAAACTTTTTTTCTGTGTGGGCACCGGCGCCTGTTTTAGGAGCATTTTTCGCTACAAAATTTCGAGGTGTGGTGGCAGGAACTTTCTTATTGGTTTTTGCTTCAAATAATTCAAATAGTCTCATATCACACCTTATAAAGATAGGGATAGATAGTAGCGAATTACCTACCCCTGACGCCTTCATCAGCCGTCAACAACGGTCCTAAGATAGTTGTTGCTTATATTTATCAAATAGAGCCTTAATTCTTTCTTTCGTATTAAATGTTATAACATTCATCTCATATAACATATATTCTTGCATAGAAAGAAAATATGCCATAGGTGTTTTGGCCTTTAATACTTTAGTCATATGCCAATTTCTCATTATTCCTGAACTCATTTTGTTTCCTTGTAGTCTATATATTTATCAAGCACTTCTCTTATATTTAATTCTATCAAAAAAATGGGGTAAGAATTGCTCCTTACCCCACCATGTGTTCCTGGACTCCCCATCGGACTTTAACATCCTACCCAAGATCCCCATCCTGTATTAACGTTTCCTCCGCAGTTACATTTCCCCTGGTAGAAAAAAGTGCTGCTCTGCCTTTTATAAGCACATGTATGCCATGCACGGCATTTAGTACATAGGTGCTGCTTAATGGCTACAGGTGCACGACCGGCGCTACCACACCACACATTAACTCATTTTAGTATGTCCATATTGTAATATGCTTCACATTGAACATGCGCTAAAATTTCTATCTTCTCATCATACGAAACTTCATCAACTGCTTGCTTTTTTCCGTATAACTTTAATAATATATTATCAAAGTTGCGGATTAATCCGTATAGTGTTTCCTTCATTATTTTTGCATACGGCCTTGACTGTTTTGCAATATAATCTTCCACACATAGCTTAATCTTAGCTTCTTTAACCAAATCCACTTGCACTGTAGGAGGTGTTATTTCTGGAAATATATCGTGTTCTTTTGCTACAGAACTAAACGACATACTTACCAAAAATAACACAGTAACTATGTGGAGGGACAAGCCCCTCACTTAGCTTACTCCGCTTCGTCTTCCGTTCCTTCGTACACAATCTTCAGCATTGCTTTCTTTTGTACGAGGTTTTTAGCCATTCTATCTTTTGCTTCTTCCAATGTAAGACCGGTATATTCTACCCATCCGCCATGGACACGAATCAAATCATACAACTGGTCGTCTAAATCGCTATCTTCTTCACCAAAGTCGAACTCTTCGTCGAGTTCAAACTCTGCTTCGGGCATTTGCGGCATCTTTGCAGCGTCTTCGGTTGGGAAAGGCCACTTTTCGTCAGGCTTCAAGGTAGGCTTCGGCGAATATTGTTTATTAACAACTTCAGTGAACTCTTCATCCGGGTCACCACCAACTTGACCAACAACTTCGTATCTGCAGCAACGGCCCTTGGCGCCGTTATAATCGGAAGGAATACTAACCACATCTGCCGGATTGATTTTCAAAATCATAACCGGCTGGGCTGGACTACCAAAATGTGTCAAGTAACTTTCGCTACAGAAGTGCAAACCATCCGAACAAGTTTCATCCGGGTTATCATTTACCTGATTACGCACCATCTCAACTACCTGCCCGATGCTGTTGTCAAACTTGCCAGAATGTAAATCCATATAGTTGTGGTTTACTCTCTTAAATGCAAGGAAATAGCCATCTTCTGTGATTGGCAGGCTGTTCTTTTCCAAAAAACCATATAACTGCTCCACAGAACGCTTAGACGGATTGTCCATCAAGTTTTCCATAAACGCAATCATCGGATCAACAGGGAAACCTTCTTGATACATTTCCAACATACGCACAGACAATGCGTTATGGAACGGTTCATCTTTCCACATAACAACGCCGTCTTCCACGGAAACATTGCCTTGGCCAAAGTTGATAATAGCCTTTGTGGGCTCAACCAATTCTCGCAGTTCGTCCCAATCGGACTCTTTCAGAGCCTCGACAATCTTCTCATAGTTCATATGAGTGTCACGGCTGATAGTGTGACTTTTTCCATCCAATACCAAAATAATGTTTTTGCCTTGCAGCAAATAAGCCGGAGTAGAGTTCATAAAATACCTTTCTGTGTAATGTTAAATTATATACTAAAAAATCTGCAATGTCAACTAAGGTTGTTATTTAGAATCAATCAAAGTAACATATTCAGCAATAGCATCATTCGGGGCGCCCGATAAGTGCTGAAGTAACGGATATTTAGCCTTTATTGCCGATACCTCGTCATTTATTGATTTCTTTATCTTATCGACCTGCACTGTCTTACCATATTTACCGCACAAAGTAACAAGCGAATCTAATCCGTTTGTTGATTTTGCTCCGGCAAACTTATCAGCAAATACAGCATAAGGCGATTTAGCAGAAACTTTCCTGGCAACTTCCTTACTAATGTATTTCTCATAACTATAATGGGATAACATCGTTGATGCAACCATTGTAGAAATAACAGCATCAGATATCTTAGCAGTTTCTTTTGTTATGATATCGTCAACCCATTTCCAGTTCTTTAACGGAGTAATGTCCTTAATGCGGCTCTTTTGAACACCAAAGATTTCAATAGTGGATAAATCTTTAATCTCCGACATATCCATTAAGTTCTTGATACCTTTAATGTTATATTCCTTGCCTAATACGTCAGTACTTGTAACATTACTTAAACATACATAGTTATATGTTTTCTTAGGAGATAACTCTTCCTGATAAGGAAACCATTGATATTTATCCTCGCCGGAACCATATCTGTTATATTCAGTTTTCTTTTTAAGAATCATAATACCACGATTAGATAATGCTTCGCGTTTAACCGGATCTTTTTTCTTCAGGCTGCTGGCCATCATAACAGCCGGAGGCTTATGCAGTTCCTTTATAATCTTATCATACTCTTTCTGGCGAACCGCTAAATCAGGACTGGTGTGCGATATACAATAAACATTCTTATTGGCCACAGGGACCTGTGAAAAGTGATACTGTGCCCTCGACATTGCACCGGTCTTTAAGTCGTTAAGTACAATAACTACTTCTTTTTCGACAGGAATAAGCATTGCCTGTGTATGTACACCTTTAACGGTTGCATATGTTTCGCCGATTTTATGACTTTTACTAATGCCGACATAACGCGCAGAAATATCAAGATTACGATCCTTTAACTCTTTAGTGGAAAACATAAATGACTTTTTACCATAATATTGGTCCGGGTCATATAAAGGAAACTTGGTATCGGCCACATATTTCTTCACAGCAGCAGAATACAGTTTGGTTCGTGATTGTTCTGATAGATAAAAAGCACGTTCCCATTCATCTCTGATGAGATCTGCTTTGATAGCAAGATGTTTTGCTAAGTTTGCATTAAGCAAATCTAACTTACGCTTAATACTTGCAAGGGTAATGGGAACATAACTAAGTTCTTCTCGGGAGGCAGCGAAGTCAAGTTCGCCAATATTAAACTCTAACACCAACCCGCAGGATAACAGAGTATATGTATCAGGGAAGTGCTTTTCTGGTTCCGAAATATTCAAAGGATAGCAAATATTACCCATTAAAGCAACAGACTCACCATAATTGCTGTTTGTTGTATGCACGCCGGGCACAATGTCTTTTTCGGTGTATGCTACGGTTGAATGTGTAAACGATGTGCCTGTCACTTTTGGCTTGTTTTTAAAGTACCTAAATACCTTTTCTGATTCGTATTTAAAGCTATCATAGTCGCGTCTATTAACAACACTGAATTTTACTTCAACGCCATTACCGTCTGTGGTAGCTTCTGTATTCATTTCTGCAATACTTGGCACGCCCATTTCGTTGATAAATGCGCTATAGATGCGTTTGATACCATCTTTAATAGCAGTGATAGTAAAATTCTCTGTATAACTGAATGGGCTTTTACTGCCCAATCCTAATGCTCCAATAAAATCATTGGAGTCAGTCTTTGTTGATTCGAAATATGTTGTGTAGATGTTTTCTACCTGATTGCCGTCCAAACCAAGCCCAAAGTCTTGTACAGAGAACCACGGTTCAAGCATAGTAGGTAAATGCACTTCGAACGGAACATCTGCCTTACCAGCGGCAACGTGGCTGTCTACCGCATTGCACGATAATTCACGAATGATAGCTTTAATCTTGTTGGAATATAATCCTGAGCTAAGAATACTAAAGGCTTTTGCTGAATTGCGAATCCTAAATTCGCCTACTGTACCGACATTAGTTAGTGTAACTACGTTTACATCGTTGCTAAGTTGCATTGTGTTGTTCTTTCTATAAGTTAAACAATATATGTATTATGCACTAAATAGCGATTTGAGTCAAGTGAATACAGATTTTGATAAATAACATACACTGTGGAAATAGTTCTACATTGAATGATGGAGATCCCCTATTTAGGGAGTACCCATTCAAGGAGATTATCATGGGAAAACCCATTCAAAAAAAATATTTCGGCGTTGCAACAACACCCGGATCACAAATCGTAGTTAGCGGCGTTAAATGGGCCGACGGAACTACAGCAACAAGCGACTACATCGTTAAGCAAACAGGCTCGCACGCTTATGTCGTAAGCAACGGAACAAAGAGCGAAACTTGTTTCATGGTCAATGCAACAGACGTTGCTGACTTAAATCCAAATGAGTGCTTTATTTTAGCAACACCATTTGGTGGTTCTGCATTACCTTGCAAAAAGATTATGCAATATCGTTTAGATTTATATGAGGCTGATGGATCGGTTGGTAGCTATAGCTGGTCTGCTATTCCTGCAACAGGACTCGGCCAAGCTGACTTGATCGCTGGTACAGGAACCGTTGGTGCATTATTAACACTTGCTGTAAATGTGGCAGGTACTGGATACTTTACAGCACCAGCCGTTACATTAACAGGTGGTGGTGTTGGTGGCGCTGCTCACGTTACCGTTGCAGGTGCAACTGGTGCTGTAGCAACCGCTGTTATTGATACTGCTGGAACAGGATACTCCGGTGCTACATTAGCTGCACCTCCTGCATCTGTTACTGCTACTCTTGCTCGTTCAGTGACAAATGGCGTATTAGGATTAACAGTCAACAATGCCGGTACAAACGGATATTATAACGCTGTTCCTTCTATAACGATAGATCCTCCTCCCGCTGCTGTTACTGCTACGGCCACAGCGAGTTTAACTGCTGATGCTGTAACAAGCATTACTCTTGCAGCACCGGGATTCGGCGGCGGATTTTATACATCTGCTCCTGCTGTCACAGTTGGTGTGTCAGATTTAAACCCGGGTCTTGCAGGTAATGCTACCGCTACTGCCGTATTAACAAACGGTGCAATAACATCGTTTATCATTGCTGGTGGAAATAATGGTTACACCGGTGCACCGGCAATTTCTATTGATGCACCTCCGGCTGCTGTTGCGGGTGCTGCTACTGCTGTGCTTACTGCTCATAGAGTATCATCAGTGGCCGGTGTTGCCGGATCTGGTTACTTTACCGCACCTAACGTAGTTGTTGGTGCACCAGATGTTGCTCCAGTACAAGCTACTCTAACTTCTACATTCTCTGTATAAGAAACTTAGCTCAAAAGAAAGCCCACACTTCGTGGGCTTTTTTATTGGTACCGCTACCAGGAATCTAACCCGGATCTAAGGTTTAGGAAACCCCTATTCTATACGTTGAACTATAGCGATTTAATTTCATTGTGCGCCTGCTAATGTCTGTCGTAATCCTAAATATCCGCCTGGTACAAAATCTCCATTAATGAAAATCTGCGGGACTGTTCTGACTTTGCTTCCGATTCGTCCTTCCAATGTCTGCAAGTTTTCAGGGGAGCCAACATCTATATAGTTATATTCTATATCACGTGTTTCGCATAGTTGAACTGCCTGTGTGCAATAGTTGCACGAACTTGCTCCATATATCTCTACTTTCATATTTGTTCTCCTTGGTTACTTACTTACCTAAAAATATTCACTCTAATCTATAAATGCCATAAATTCTAACCGACCATCCGGGTACTCAAATAAGCCCAAAGAACACCCTGCTGTTTGCTGACGATGATGCCTTGGAAACTCTGTTACCTTTATAACAAGCACATTTTTTCTGTATGTTTCTGTTATTTTTATTACTTCCCCTTTGTATCCTTCGAACTGAAGTTTACTCCCTTCTTTATAATACGATGCCATTATTCCCTTTATTTTGCTGACTTGCAGCTATCATTTTGTTAGCAATTTCATTTGCTACCTCGTCTGCGGTTCTTCCGCCGCGTTTTGTATATTCTTTTAGTTGGTCTTTAATCCACTGTGGGAAATGAGATCCTGTTAATGCATCTATATCAGCATCGGAATAGTTAGCTATATTATCCAGCACCTTTTGTAGGTCGGGTTTCTTTTTCATTTTCTTAAAAAAGGTATCTTTACTTAAATAACTTCTCATTAATACACTACTTTATCGTTATTATATTCGAAACAATACACATTACCTGTGCTATACTGATTATTATACGAAGTAACTAAAGAAAGATCAGAGTCTTTATAGAAATACATCTTACTATTATATATGAAAATAATAGCTGCATAATCCAACTTCTTTATTTTTACTACCTGCTGATAATCTTCGAACTTTTTATCTACCGTAAAATAGAATTTTCCTTCTATTAGGTATGCCTTTTTCTTAACTTTGGCATCAACCGCGAAGTTTTCTCCTAATTCGTTATAAACTATAAAGTCAGGAATAACTACAGATCCTTTTGTTCCTATCATGCGTGGCCCGCCACCGTCTTTATACTTCTGGCGCCTGCAGTCTTCCACCCAATCGTTGTGTTTTGTTAGCCAGGGATAGATCTTGTCTTCACCTGCAATACCCATTGCAAGTTTTTCTTCGAAGTTATTTCTTGATCTCATCTCTCACCCTCATTAGTGTTATACCGAGTAAGTTCTGCCCGCGCCAAGTTGACTGGTCTAATGCGCGTGG